CATCGATGCTCGTCCGGTGCAGTCCTGTTTCCGGCTCTCTCATGTCCGTTCGACTCTCCAGCAGCGTCACCTCGATGCGTGGATCACCCGCCAACGCCTGGAACGCATGGAGCGCATTCTCCAGCACATTGGCCACCGTCCAGCACACCAACTCCTGGTCAGCGAAACAATCGAACTGAAACCGCGGCCGTTGCAGATCGGCGTCATCCCGGCACTGCACAAAGCGCGTGCTGATGCGCTGGTACGTGATCGCAGGCCGCACCGGATTCTGCGGCATCACCAGCGGATAGATACGGTCGCCAACCCACCGGGTCAGCGGCTCGAACGTGCTCAGATGTGCGAACAGCCGTTTTTCAATCATGGTGTTTCCCGGGCAACACTCAGCCGTCGATCAATTTCCGTGCCGCCGTCTTCGCCGCCGCCAGCACCCGGTCCTGCGACTCGTCCACCGCAGGGCGCATGAATGGCTGAGCCGCCTGATGGACCGTTCCGAGTTCCAGAAACAGACCATAAAATGCGTCACGCCCTGGACCAACCGGGACGGACGCTTTTGTCTCATCGACAGTGGATTTCCATATCCCGATGTTTCCCCTCAACTTCCCGGAGCGCACCGGGGCCCGGGTGGACATGGCGCCCCGCAGAACCTCAGCGCCGGCGATGGCGACCGTTTCCATCCCCGTGGCCACGTCCACGCCATGATCGCGCAGCGCCTGGGCCAGGTCTTCAATCCCACGCACATTGACCGTCTTCACGGCAACACCGCCTCACAGACCAACGCCAACATCTCGCGCCGTCCGCTCCGGTCCTCGATGCTGGTGATGTCGAAAATCAACTGCTGCCAGATCACTCGCCATTTGACCGAAACATCAGGCCGGTAACGGATCATCACCTGCTGCACCGATTTGGCGATCTCCTGGTCAGCCGCCGACACATGGCGCTCGGAGGCCACAAACGGCTTCACCTCGGCCCACACCTGCGCCACCGTCACCCAGCACTCCACCAGCCCGCCCGCATCATTGCGTTTCGGTCGATTTTCCTGCAATGCGACTCGATCCCGCAGATCCCCAGCATTGACCATTGATCATTGACCATTAACTATTGACTATTGAGACGCGTCCCAGTCTCTGACGACCCACACCGCACTATACGACCGCGCCGGCGACCGGCCATTGGCAAACGACGCCGTAAACTGCACATCGAACGTCCCCGCCTCCGCCACATCCGCCGCCGCATAGAGCCACAGGAACACCCCCCCCGGCGCATCCTTCACCAGCAGCGCTCCATCGATGGCGCGCTGCTGGCCCTTGCTCCGGATCGTCCCTGTGAGCAGCGCCCCGGTCAGCTCCTGCGGCTGCTCATCCTCCCGCAGCCACGTGATCACCTGGCCAGGACGCAGCGCGCCCTCGACGGCATCGGCCACATGGCCGGTGCGCGTCCACGTGGCCAGTTGGCGATCATCAAGCTGAGCCTGGGCATAGGTCGGGTCGGGCAGCGTCGGCATCTTAGTCCTCGGTGAAAATGAACGTTCCGCTGTAGAAGATGGCCTTATCGCCAGCCTCGATGTCTTTTCGCACCACCCGGCCAATCGTCCCGGTGCCCGCGGTCGTCATATCGTGAGTGGCCCCGCCGGCCGCCGTGGAAAGTTTGAAAGTGTCTCCGCTGGCGTTGATCACGTAATACGTGTCACCCTCGATCACATTGCCCGGCAGCGGCGAGCCATGGTCTGCCTCCAGGATCACGGAGTCCCCGTTCGATAGCCCGTGCCCAGGGGATGTGATTTCGTCCGTCACAGGGTCTGCGGTGAAATCATACCGATTCTGGATCATGTACCCCCAGAGGAGGAGGTTCCCGCTGGTGGCGGCATCGAAAATTCCATACGCCTCCACCGATCCCCAGGCCGCCGATGCCTGATCGAACTCGACGTCGGCAGTGTTTGGCGACTGACCACCGGCCGCGGCCGCAAACGAGGAGCTCACGTCCTTGCGCACATAGCCGCCGCCGGCAACTTCAGTTCCACCGCCAGCGTCTGTCGGTGCAATGACGAATAGCCCCAGATACGGCGTCGGCACGGAGAACTGCGACTGGCCAAGATAATGGTCAAGCAGAGCGTTCTTCAGATAATTGGTTTTTGCGCCCATCGTGTTTGTGTCCTTTCAAAAAAATTACGGTCCGAAAATCAACCCTGATGTGAAGTACGCCAGGAGTTCAACAGCATCACGCTCGCCGATCTCAATCCAACTGTCGCCAACGGACGCCGCCGACAGAGGCGTCAGCACGGGTAAAACGACATCCGCCAATGTTTCGCCTCTCGATATGCTGAAGAGGCGTACAATCTCGCGAATGTTCTGCGAGATCATCGTCTCGCCATGGCCAGTGGCGGCGATGATCAGCAGCCGCACCGGCGAAATTCGCACCATCGAGGAATTGTTGACTGTCTGGCGCAATGCATAGGTGTTGCTGAATCGCGCCGCCGCCACCGTACCCCCGCTGCCCACGAATTTCGGCGCATAGGTCACATTCGGTTTGGCGCTGATCCGGCTGCCACCAAAGGCGGTGGCCCACATCGGCGTCGATTCGAGTATCCGAACGCTGGATATAGTTTCGCCTGCGGCCATAGCCCAAAACCGGATGTCCACATTCATTTCGGCGCGGGCCACGGCCTCTCCATGCCCCGCGCCATCCAGCATCCATCTAGCCGATAGCCGCGCCGCTGAAACAGCCTCGCCACGTCCATCCGCCGCCAGATATCGCAGTGCCTGAATCGGCGCTGAGCCATCCGTCTCTCCGCGGAGAGCAGCGGCAAACTGAACCAGATTCAGTAATGGGGCCGCACCCTCGGTCTCGCCACGGCCACCCGCCGCAAATTTCAGCAACGTATACAACGGCGCGTCAACATCCGTTCGCCCGCTGCCATCAGCGGCCAATACAATCGTGTGCCCCCCCACCCCGCTGATTTGGCTCTCACCGACTCCGTCGGCCGCCAGTTGCACCCGGACGCCAAACTGCACGCCTGCGCTTGCCTCGCCGGTCGCAGACGCCAACATCTGGACCAACCCCGCCCAGCGCACGGACGTTGCCGTGTGGCCGGCGCCGCTGGCGACAACCCGCCAATCAGCCGCCAGGCGAGTCGCAGCCGTGGCCGCCCCCTGACCCTCGACCATCGGCCCGTAAATTGCATTGGCCAGCGCACTATCGCCGCCGTCACCGTACGCTTGTCCGACCAGCGGGCGAATCAGCGTCAACCCGGCGCTGTTCTGCGCCGCCACCTGATCACAACTGATCAAACCGAGGTGGATCGCGGTCCGCGGCCGGCATGACGCCGACATCAACAGACCCAGATGCGCTGCCAGGATTGCGCTGCCGCTGGAAACCAAGCCCTCATCCGGTGGGTTGTTTTTTGCTGCCAGGCTTACAAAAGCCATTGGATCACCTAGTTGCGGGTCACCGTCGCCGATGCCACGCCGTCACCGCTGATGGTCTGCGAAATGTTGCTGCTGTTCACGCTCGCTGGCGTGCGCGTCACTGGCGCCGATGCATCCAGCCCGAGCAATTCATGCACTTCGTCGATCAAGAGACTGATGGTGCTCAATGCCCCTGCGTCTGGCAACTGGTCCGTAATCGCCTTGATGGCGTCGATCAGCAGGTCCAGCCGCCCGCCATCGGCCCAGTCCCCCTGCAGTTCGTCGGTATCTGCGGCAATTGCGCTCACATCCGCCGTACTCCACGTCGAATCACCGTGCGTGCGCAGTGTCGAGATATCGGTCGATAGCTCGGCCCGCGTCGGCGGGTCGTAATCGGCCAGCGCTGTATCCACCTCGGCGTTGATCTCAGCCGCGCTCAGATCGTTTAGCGCCGCCATCTCCGCAGAAGAGGCCCTGGCGTCCAGGATCAAATCCAGCCGCCCGCCATCCGCCCAGTCAGCCTGCAGTTCGTTGGTATCCGCCAAAATCGCGGTCACATCCGCCGTGGACCACGTCACATCGCCGTGGGCTTCCAGCGCCGTCATATCCGCGGTCAACTCGGCCCTGGTCGGCGGATCGTAGTCGCTCAACGCCGCATCGGCCTGCGCTCGCACATCAGCCGTACTCAGATCGTTCAGCGCCCCCACCTCCGCAGATGTCGCGCCTGCATCCAGGATCAGGTCCAGCCGACCGCCATCTGTCCACGCTGTTTGTAATTCGTCGGTATCTGCGGCAATTGCGCTCACATCCGCCGTGCTCCAGGCCGCATCGCCGTGAGTCTGCAGATCGCCAACATCCGTGGCCAACTCTGCTCGGGTCGGCGGATCGTAGTCGCTCAACGCTGCATCGGCCTGCGCTCGCACCTCCGCAGCGCTCAGATCGTTTAATGCTCCAACATCGCTGGCCAACTCGGCTCGCGTCGGCGGGTCATAAGCCGTCAAGGCTGCATCGGCCTGCGCTCGCACGTCCGCCGTGCTCAGATCATTCAGCGCCGCCATATCTGCAGTCAACTCGGCCCGCGTCGGCGGGTCATAAGCCGTCAAGGCAGCATCGGCCTGCGCTCGCACATCAGCCGTGCTCAGATCGTTTAATCCCCCCACCGCAGCGGATAACTCCGCATGAGTCGGCGGGTCATACGTTGCGATAGACGTGTCTACCTGCGCTCGCACCTCCGCAGAGCTCAGATCATTCAGCGCCGCCATGTCTGCGGTCAACTCGGCCCTGGTCGGCGGGTCGTAATCCGTCAAGGCCGCATCGGCCTGCGCTCGCACATCAGCCGTGCTCAGATCGTTTAATCCCCCAACCGCAGCAGACAACTCGGCCCGGGTCGGCGGGTCATAAGCCGTCAAGGCAGCATCGGCCTGCGCTCGCACGTCCGCCGTGCTCAGATCGTTCAGCGCCGCCACCTCCGCAGATGTAGCGCCTGCATCCAAGATCACGTCCAGGCGTCCGCCATTCGTCCAGTCGCCCTGCAACTCGTCGGTGTCGGCCAGGATCGCCGTGGTGTCGGCAACAATGTCGTCCAGTCGCGCGTCGCGAAAGAATTCAGCCGTCTCGGCGCTGTATCCAGACGAAGCGGTCGAGCCGTCACTCTCGCGCACAAAAAATTGTGCCGTGATGTGCGGCTCATTCGGCATCACGGCTGACGCGTCCATATAGAGGCCGCTGGCCGTGTGCGTCATCTCAATCTCAGCGCCGCTCACCGCGCCGCCCTCCTCGCGCATCTGCACAAAAACCCGCTTTGTTACATCGCCATCGTGTAGCTGCAAATTCAGATAGAGCTTCTCAC